CCATCGTTCTTCTTGTCCCACCTCGCACCGGACCGGGGGTTGGTGGTACCCCCGAATCGCCTCATCCCGTCTTGTTCCTGTCGCCTGGATAGTTTCAGACGATCCTGCGGGCTATTTGCCACGCCGCAGGACTCGCTTGGGTGCGCTAGTGGGGGTGGTCTCCTCCAGGCGGCGACCTTTGACTACGCAACTCATTACATCACTTCTCATCCGTTCACACAACGGCAGGTCGGATCTCACAGCTTCCTCCAATGCTGTCCGCCCGTGCCAGCGGTGGTCGCCATAGGTGTAGTACCCGCCTCCGGACTGGAGCAGGTCGAAATAGATGGCCAGGCCAATGATCTCCTTGACCTTGTCATAGCTGCCTGGCGGTAGCTCCAGTTCGTTCTGGTCGAAGTAGAAGTCGAAGACAGCAGTGCGCTCGGGTGGATATCCCTTGTTCTTCTTGGTCAGAGCTTTGATGGCAATGCCAACCTTGCGCTGGTTCTTCTTTTCCCCCTCGACCAGCCATTCATCTCTCTTGACTTCGACCCTTGTCGAGTACCAGTAGTCCTTCGCCCGGCCTCCAGGAGTGATGCGGTTGTCTCCAAAAAGCACCCCGATCTTCTCGCGCCACTGGTTGGCCATAAAGCAGGTGACCGGCCTGTCGTCCTCGATCAGGCTCCGCTTCTGGGCGGTGTACGCCTTGCGAAAAAATTTGCCCAGGAGACGAGCCACCAGGGCGACCTGGCTGTCGTCCATGGTGTTCTCTGCCTCTGTAATAGGAGACAGTGCGGGCAGTGAGTCGATGACGAGACAGTCGATGGTTCGCGACTCCAGCGCTCGGATCGCACTATTGGTGGCCTCCTCGAAGATGTTGGTCTGCATGACCATGATCCGGCTGATGTCACAGCCCAGCATGGTGGCGAACTCGGGCACGAACTCCTCCGCCGCCACCCAGAACACCGTCCAGTTCTTCTCCAGCTTCTGCTGGTTGGCGATGGTCTTCAGAATCAAGGTGGTCTTCCCGGCGCTGAAGTCGCCGTAGATCTCGTGCCAGCTATTGACCGTCCAGCCGCCGCCCAGGGCGACGTCGAGGGCGAGAGAGCCAGAGGAGATCCTGGGGATCTGTTCGTACTTGAGCCGGTTGCCCCAGATGATGGTGCCGGGACCGTACTCGGTGTTGATGTCGTTGATAAGGACATCGACTTCTGACTTAGCCTTCGCCACTACTCCCCTCTCCGGTCGCGAAAGATCTTCCGCCACTCATCGATCTCGTTCTCTCCGACCTGGGGGTCCCACTGCATGGAGTCTGGACTTGGTCCTTGGTTACGAGGGCCGCTGCCGTAGTACCGCTCAGCGGTCCAGCCTTCTGCCTGCCTTCTCCTTCTGCTTTCCCTGCGTCGTTGTGTATCTCGCAGGTTCATTTCGTGGGCGTACTCTGCGTCGGTGCGGGGGCTACGAGCACCGCTCTCGCCACAGACGGCGCACCGGGTGAGATTGCCAGCCGGGACGTGAGTGTGCAGGATGGGAGAGTTAACCAGTCTGGGACGTATCTCCTCTCGCAGCCGCTCTTGAAATGCTTGCTGAGCCTGGTGGCGGGCGAGCGCCCCAGGGTTGGGATGGGGGTACCCCATATGGGGTGCCTGCCCGTGGTAGCGCTGGATCTCAGCATCGATGTCGTACTCATACGGGTCATGCACGTAGTCGACGTGGGCGGCGGCTGGACGCCAGGGCTGGGGTGGTGGTCTGTTCTCTGCGATGCCCCGGTGGATCTGTCCTAAGAGCCTGCGTTGGAGGTCAGGATCGCCACCCCTGGTGACAGCAGCATTCCACGCCTGGCGCTCTTCCTCAGAAAGGGGCATTACTTCTTCTTGCTGTCCTTGCCGATGGCGGGGAACTTCTTCTTGACGGCAGCCCGTACCTGTTTCTTCTCAGCCGGTGAGCCATGCTGAGCTACACGGGACAGGGCGTTGCGGGCGTGCTTGCGATCCTGGATCGGATAATTGCCCGACTCCTTCTTGGCCTCAGCCGTCTTGGCCTTGGACTTGATGGCGAAGCTCTTGGTGGGGATCTTCGCTCGGGCCTTGGATGACAGTTCAGCCATCAGGTTGCTTTCCCTTTCTTCGATCGCGCCGTCCCTGACTCCCGTGTTTTCGCCGCTTTACGAGCCATCTGGCTCCGCCGCTTGGGACCCTGGGCACTGGCGTTGGAGATCGCCGCCGCCTTCGACTTCGAGTAGCCCTGTTCTTTCAGGTCTTCGTACTCGTCTGGCTTCTTGATGCTCGGACCTGGTGACTTACCTCCTGGCATGATTCCTCCTACCTCACTGAGCCGGGATTCCACCCGGCGTTGACTAGCTGCTGATCTGCTCCGAAGGTGCTCTTGCCGTCGGGGTTGGTCATGCGCGCTGACTCAGTCGGTCCCGAGCTATGGAAGCCCACCCCGTTCAGCAATACGCCGGACTGGGTGAAATAGTCACCGTTGTACCCGCAGTCTGTGCAGAGCGGCGCACATTCCTTCCCGGCCCACCTCCGTCGGAACAGGTTCGAGCCTCCACACCCAGGGCAATGAGAGGACGCTCCCTTGCCCTCAGGGGCCTTGGAGACGTATCCCTGTGTTCGGACCCGCTGTTGGCGATCCAGGGCTTCTCTGTCCTCCTGGGACAGGCCAGGGTCGTACTCGGGCTGGGGCGGCTCGGGCTGCCGGACCGGCGGGTAGTTGGTCTCCCACTGAGCCGCCTTCCTGGGTCCTGGTGCTGTCGGCACTCCTAAACGCTTGTCCCACCAATTACTACTTGGCATCGGCCCAGTTACTCCCCACGTTGATGTCCACCACCAGGGGGACATTCAGCACCGGTTCATCGTTGAACCGGACGTCCTCCATCGCTATGAGAATCAACGGTACAAGCTCGGTCGCGACGTTCTCGGCACACTCGATCACGAACTCGTCGTGGACCTGGAGGACTAGATGAGCGTCGTAGGGCTGGATGACGTCGGACACCTGGATCAGTGCGATCTTGGCGATCTCAGCGGCTGTTCCCTGGATGGGATGGTTGACGGCCTGACGCTCGGCGTAGCTGCGGAGCTTGTCGTCCCGGAAGTTGATGCCAGGCAGTCTCCTCTTCCGCCCGTACAGGCTTCTGACATAGCCCCGCTCCCGGCACTTCTCCTTGGTGCGGTCGCCCCACCTTCTAACACCGGGATAGGTGTTGTGCCAGGCCCGGTACACCCTCCTGGCCTCGTCCTCAGAGATGTCGGCGATCTCCATCAGCCTCCCCGCTCCACCCTCGAAGGCCAATGCGAAGTTGGCTGTCTTGCCAATGAACCGCTGGTCTTTGGTGACCTTGTCAATGGGGGCGTGGTAGATACGACTGGCCGAGAGAGCGTGCAGGTCGATGTCCTCCTGGTACGCCCTCAGCAGCAGGGGGTCCCTGGTGTAGTGGGCCAGTATCCGTAACTCGATCTGGCTGTAGTCAGCCACGATCAACACCCGGCCCGGCGGGGCCTTGAACATCTTCCTTACCATGTTGGCCTCGAACGTGTCCTTATCTCTGGTGGGGATGTTCTGGAGGTTGGGCTGGCTACAGTTGTGGACACAGATGCCGTTGGCGATGAAGTTGTGAACGTCCTCTACTTCCATGTCCCAGACCGGCTCAATGGGTCCAGGGCTGACTGAGGTGACCCGATAATCCCGTGGACCCTGATAGAACCCCATCCATTCGATGTCTCCACCCCAACCGGGATGAACATCACCTCGCCGTCCTCGGTGTTCAGCGATGGTCAAAGCTTCAAGATTGCCAGGGTGATTGTTGGCCCGATTCCCATCATGGTGATGCACATCCGTCTTCGTGCTGATCTTCTTGCCGGTGATCTGTTCCACGATCCAACGGTGTTCCCGTGACTTCCCCCCACCTCCTGATCCGTTGCCCTTGGCGATGGAGTTGGGGAAAAACTTGATGTAGCCGTCATCCACCATTCGTCGGACCATAGGCATGATGCGAGGGCTGTCGGCTCGGTGAGGATCGCCCCAGCGGTGACCCAGCGATCCGGTCGGACGCCAGTCTCCGTTGTAGAGCCGAATGAGGTGATCTGTAGTCAGGCGCAGCGATAGCTTGTCCCCTTCGGAGTTCTCGGCTGTCACCATCATCGTGGACTTGACACCGGTCTGTCCCACCCAGGTAACTCGCTTGAGGACAAGCTGTCGTTCCCAGTCGTAGGCATACACCCAGTCCCCAGGACGTACCTCTGTGATAGGGATTCCGTCTGGATATTGCGTGAGATCCCGTGGCATCTCGATGAGGCTGTCAGCAGCCACACAGGAGAGCCTCCCAGTCTTCGCGACCGCCAGGTTGAAGCTGGCCCGGATGCGGTGGTCCCTGTCGTCGATGTGAGGGAAGAACCCGGTGATGTAGGTGCCCAACATCTTGTCGAGGTCCTTGTACCGGCAGATGGCCTTGACTGCCTCTCTCGCCTTGGCGTCGATGGTTCTCCGAAGCAGGTCCTTCAGCGTCTGGGCGTCGGTCGAGGGCTTACCGGTCTCAGTCCGGTTCAGGATGGGCAGACCCAGATCCTCGTACAGCCATTTCGCCAGCTTGTCGGGGGAGTTCAGGTTCAGTGATTCCTTACCACCGGCCATTGCCTGTATCTCTCGCCTGGTGGCATCGTGTTGATTGTTGAGGGACAGATTCAGTAGCGCCCATTCGTTCAGATCGACATAGGCCCCGACAGTTCGCATGTCCATGAGGATGGCCATGACCTTCATCTCCTGCTCGAACCGATCCCAGAACGACCATCCGGCTCCCTGTACCCGAGACCACAACATCCAGGTGATCTTGGCGTCGAGGATCGAATAGCGCATGGCCTCCTGGAAGGAGGCGTGGTATGCCTTCGCTCCGAGCTTCTCGACGTAGGTGTACTTGAGGTACTCCTTGGCTAGTGCGCCCAGGCTGTGGCTCGGCAGGTTCTCATTCAGGAGGAAGTACAGGACTTGGGTGTCGCCGTAGGGCGGCGGCGGAATCTTGCCGCCGTAGTACTTGGCGATGGAGAGGAGATCGAAGCTGACGTTGTGGCCGATCTTGCGGGCCGGGGAGAAGAACAACGGCTCCAGGGCCTCGAATACTTCCGCCCTCATTAGCTGGCGGGGTCCGGTCGGGTGTCCACAAGGGATTACATCTGATCGTCCCGGCCCCGCCAGGGAAATCGACCATACCTGGTTCCACTTCGGGTCCAGCGGTGGTCGATCTTTGTTCGCCGCCTTCCGGCACCGCTCGGAGCAGAACTCACGCCCATAGATGGGAGGGAACAACCGTGAACAGCAGGGGCAGATGACATTGGGATGGTCGAGGTCCTTGTGGTTCTGCCGATACGCCTGGAGTCGCCAGTCCCGCTCGATGGCGGCGTTGGCGCGCTCGCCCGGCAGCATGCGGATCTTGCGTCCGCTGTTTGTCTCCACGTCAAAAGCGAAGGCATCGAACTCCAGGTAAGTCTCGACCAGTTCTCTCAGGTCTAGGTGGTTTCGGACGGTGCGAGTGGTGCTGGTCATGACGGGAGGAGGTTTTGACCGCCAGCCAATCCTGTGGATAGGGCTGCCCTCCTCCCGACAGGAGCGTAGGTCACTTGACCGCTGCGTCAGCGATCTCCTGCAACTCTTCCCGAGTCGATCGCTGGATGTCGTCAGCCGTCTTCTTGCCCTGGCTGTACTTGGCGATCTGGTCAGGCGTGAGCGGATCGAACTTGAAGTCGTCGACCAGGTCCCGCTCTTTCACCGGACGAACGAGGGTCCGCTTGTTGTTCGCCTTGCCGGTGAAGCTCACCCCGTAGTACGGGCCGTTGCGATCGTCTTCCCTGTACTTCTCGATCGTGTTGCCCACCTGGGGACCGACCTCCCAGGTGTAGAGCAGGGGCTTGGGGGCGGAGGGATCGCACTCCAGGATGTTGTACCGAATCCGAATGGACGGGTCATCGACCTCGTCCAGCGGGCAGTCCTTCTGGAGGCAGACGAAGGAGAACTTGCCCTTGCCTCTGAGCCAGTCGCAGAAGTGGACCAGGTAGGCGGCATACGGCTCGGGTTCCAGGAACATGATCAGTCCCTCGCCCTGGTCCGGTATCCGGTAGAACTTGGCGTACTTGGAGGGAGCGCTGGCCTTCATGAACTTGACGCCAGCCCGGCCCGGCAGGACGGTCATGTCGTCGTCGCGCTCGTCCTCGTCCTGGTTGTCGTCGTCCTCCTCGTCGTATCGCCGGGCCTGGGCCTGGCGGGGGGTGTCGCGCTCGACCCTCTTGAACCGGCGTGGTGCTTCAGCGGTGGATTCGGCGGGCTGACGGCGAATGATCCTTCTCGGTTCTGACATCTGTGCTCCCTAAGTAGTCGTCGGCAAGGTTGGGGCTGAAGTCACTCCAGGCGGAGATCTTCTCCAGTTCTTCTCGGGCAAGACTTTCGACTTCTTGTACGACCAGCGCTCGGACCTGTTTGTTCATGGCTTTCCGGTCATTGTTACTTAGTTGGACCAGCCAGTTTTCGTCATAGCCCAGGTCATGGTGATCAGCCACAACTCCCACCTCGACCTGCACCGTCTCAAACTCTCGCACCCGGACGGTCAAACGCAACGTTTTCGTAATTTTCATCCACGCCGTCCAAATGCCACCCGGACTCGCTGGGAGAACCGGTTCAGGTCTTGGATCTCGGGATGGAAGACGAGAATGCCTTCCTCTTTGGCGATCTGGGCAATGACCTCGATCTGCCGTCGCGACCAGTAGCGTCGCTGACCGGCTCCCCCAACCAGTCTCTCTCGGTACTGGGCCTGGGGGAGCCATCCTCGTGCCATCCATTTCCTCAGCGTGACCGGCTTCTTGCCCAGGGCTTTCGCCAGGGCACCAATGGTGTACAACTCCACTGTGACGGGCTTGCCGTCGACCTTCATCGTCCGGCGCACCGGGTGAGCGTCCCAGTCCTCTTCCGCCCTGGCCTTCTTGCGCTCCTCAGCCTGGCGTTCTCTCTTCTGGGCCTGGGACTCACGCCTCTTCTGGTCGGACGAGGGGTAGTACTCGTCCTCCAGTCCACCGAACATCTGACTGACGAGATCGCTCACGAGACGGGCTTCTCGTTGTTATCCAGCAGGATGAAGCTGTAGCTGATGTGTTGGGGGAAGATCTGGTCCAGGTCTCCTTCGGTCAGCTTGCGGTCGTAATAGGCCGCTCGAACCTTGGCCTCGTCGAGGACCTCTACTGTCGTGGTCATCTGGCCCCAGAGGTTCTTCTTCTTCAGGATGCGCTCGGCGGCGTCCATGTTGATGGTCTGGCTGACCGCCCGCTGGTTCTTCAACCAGAGGATCTTCTTGTCGGTGACCGGCGCGCCCAGGTTCAGATAGATGGAACCGCTCTCGGGGTTCTTATCGCCCAGGTGCTGAACCAGACCCTTGAGCCGTTCCTTGCTGTCATTCAGCCGCCGGGTGAGCGAGTTGATTTGTTGCTTAGTCACATAGTGGGACTCGACCCAAGTACGTAACTCTTCGAGATTGGGTGACTCCTTCTTGGCCATGCCCCCAGGGTAACCAGGGGGCACAGCCATTCAGGGCCTACGGGCGCAACTCGGACAGACGGGCCTGGGCGGTGGCGAGGTGCTGCCGCATCTCTTCCCACTCGTTGGCCAGGACCTTGCGCTCGATGTCGTTGAGCGTGTTCAGGTCTTCCACGTCCAGCATGTCGTTCATGGTGAACAGGAGCTTGTGGCCACGACCGTGCATGCCCCAGAAGTTGACCGTCTTGTTGTGGGACCGCATCCGCTGGGTCGGAGTCTGGTCCTTGGCGACCTCCTCATACTCAGCCTCGTATGCCTCTTCCTGCTCCTTCACCGGCTGGGTGATCGATGTCGGGTACTGCTTGCCATCTTCGCCGGTAATGGTGGTCGGTACGACCTCGCCCTCTTCCGGCTCGGTCTTGTTCAGCCACTGGTTGACCGCCGGGCGAGAGACTCCGAACAACTGGGCGACCTTGCCCTGGGACCATCCCCGCTCGGCCTGGAGTCGTCGCGCCAGAGCGGCTTTCTGCTTCAGGCTCAGGTGCCGCCGCCGCACGTTCAACTCGATCGCCTTCTCCAGGGCGTTGGTGGCGGTCACGCCCTTGGCGATATAGACGCTGGACGAGTTGATCCGCTTGCTGCCCTGGCTCTTCATGGCATGGAGCCGCTGGTGGCCGTCGAGCAGGATGCCGTCGGCGCTCAAGGTGATGGGGTCATCGAGATAGTGCTTCTTCCCGATGGCGATTCCCAGGCTGGCCAGTTCCTCCAGGTCCCAGTCCTCGAAGTACTGGATGCCATTAGCCAGCAGTTTGTCGATAGAATATGACTGCGGCAGTGTTGCCATTGCTCCTCCTTGGCAGGATATAGGGTGAAAGCATCTTACACCCTGTACCCATATCTGTCAAATCACCAGGAGGTGCTGACAATGAATGTCGGAATGCCTCGCCGTCGCGCTTCGGCTACCCAGTTCTCGGTTGTCCGGTTGTGGTGCGCTCGGTCCTGGAAGGCGATCACGATGTTGGGCTTGCCGATCACGTCGGTCTTCTTGTGTTCCAACATGCGGTACTGGTCCACTTCATTCTTCAGGTTCCCCAGCGACCCATTGTCAAGAATTGTGAGCGTCTCTTTCCACTGGCGTCCATAGGTGTTCAATCCCTCTAACACCACCCTGAGCATGTAGGTGTCGTCGGTGAGGCGTGACCCGAGCAGCAGATAGCTCGGCCCCTTCACACCGCCCGTTCCTCCAGGAACTCCTTCAGGGACACCAGGTCCAGGTTTAGCCGCCCCTTGGCATTGATGCCCTTGCCGTCAGTCACGGCGTCAGCGATGCGCTGCTTCTGGTCCAAGGAGTCGTACTGCCTCTCCTCGACGCTGTCGCTCATCAACACCGAGATCACCGTTACTTCCGGGAACTGACTCGACAGCCGGATGATCCGGGACTTCCGTTGTGCATACGCACCACCGGACCAGGGCAGGTCGTAGCTTACCAGGAAGTTGGCCTTGGGCAGGTCCAGGCCACGACCACCGGCATCAGAGGACAGAAACAGCCTGGTGTCGGGGTCGGTGTCGAACTGCTCCTTCGATCGGTCTCGGGCCTCGGTGGTCATCTTGCCGGTGAACTTCACGCTTTTGGTCATCATGGCCGTCTCCTTGGCCAGGATGTCGATCATGTCGGTGAAATAGCTGAACACCACGATCTTGTTCTTGCGGCTGGCCTGGAGCAGTTCGCCGATCAGGTCCAGGGTGGCGTCCAGCTTGGGCGAGGTGTGCAGGTCCAGTAGCCCTCGATGTTGTAGCTCGTCGGCATAGACGGAACCGGTTCGCTCTTTCTTCTCTTCGTCCCTAAAGTAGGCGGCGGAGATCCGCAACAGGTGAGGATGATCACACAGCATTCGCAGGTTGGTCAGCTTGGACATGATCCTGCCCCGCATCTCCATGCCTGACTCGTCCTGGCCGTGATAGAAGCCCCACAGGGTGAACTTGTTGCCGAACGTGCTGGATGCTTCCTCCAGGTCCTGGAGAAGCTCCTTGGTAATGGTGCGGTACAACTTGGCCCCGGCGGTGTCGAAGTCGACCAGTACCGATTCTTCCACGACCGCCGGTAGCTGATCCTTGACCTCGTCCCTGGTGTAGCGGGTCATGTGCTGGCTGAGCAGCTTATGGAGGGTAGGCAGGTTTCTATAGAACCTCACGCCTCCCCACTGGTTCCGCACGATGAAGGCCCGGTCGAACCGCTCGTGGTCTCCCAGCACGTCGGGGTTGATCCACTGCATGATCGAGTACACCTCTTCGGCCCGGTTCTCCACCGGCTGACCGGTCAGGCCCCAGTGGTATTCGGCCTCCAGTCTCTTCAGCCGTTTGGATCTCTTGGGCCGGAAGTTCTTCGCCCAGGTCACCTCGTCGGCGATGATGAAGGTTCGAGGCAGCTTGTTGACGACTTCCCAGTCGTTGACCATCTGCTCTGGGTTGATGATCAGGTAGTCAGCCTCAGCCTTATAGGTCCGGTACTGCTTCTCGCGATCTCTGGCTAACCCACTGACCAGTACCACGCTGGCCTCTCCGTCGGTGAACTCATCGATCATTCGACGCCATTGATGCTTGATTGATGCCGGACAGATGATGAACCCGCTGCCGCCCCCGTCGTCCATCAGCCGCTCCGCCGCTGCGATGCTGAGCACGGTTTTGCCCAGACCCATGTCGCAGGCCACCAGGTGCTTCTTCTGGTCGAGCATCCGGTCGACAGTCCGTTCCTGGAAGGGGTACAGCTTGCCGGTAAAGCTCACCAGGGCCTCTTCTTCTCGCCCAGTTGGACGATCAGGACCAGGGCAAGCTGGCTCATCGGAACCGGAACCGGGATCTGGACGTCTCGACCGCCCTTACGAACTGGGCCTCGTCCATCTCGCCTGGGTCCTTGCCGGACGCCCGCCGGTAGTTCAGGACCTCGATGGGCCGTTGCTTGGCCCAGTTACTCTTCACCAACCTCCTCATCTCCCGCTTCCCGGCGTCGTCATTGTCGAGCGCCAGGATGAACCGGTCGAAGAACCGGGTCAGCAGTCGCAGTTGCCGGTCAGAGACAACGACTCCAAACGAAGAGACCGCCGGATAGCCCCAACCATCCACATAGACGACATCGAGGGGCGATTCGACCAGGATGACGTAGTCCCGGAAGGCGGGCGGTTGCTCGACCAGGAGATCCAGGCCGAAGAGGGTGCGGGATTTGTGAACACCGGAGGGATGGTTTAGCACCCGGTTCTCCGACTTGGTCTGGTAGCCCCACACGTCCCCGTAGGGGCCTCGTATCGGCAGGACCCATGCCTTGTCGTCCAGATCCCAGCGGACGCCGTAGCGGTCCACAGAGGGCCTCTGGAGGCCCCGCTGGCGGAGGGCCGTTCCCGGTGGATCACCGAAGCACTCCAGCCGTTCGGACAGATCGATGTAGTCACCAGGCTCGTACTCGTCCAGGGCCTTCTCGACCGGCCTCATCCTCTCGGCCCAAGCGGCGAAGTCGAGCCGGTGCTCTCTGATCTTCTTCCTGGCCTCCCAGGGACTCTGGCGGGTCAGGTCGACGATCAAGGTCAGCAGGCTGCCTTTGTATCCGCACGAGAAGCAGTAATGAGCGCCAGTGGCCCGGTTGATGCTCCAGTGCCGGGGCCGGTTCTCGCGCCGCCCGGTCCGGCGCTCGTGCTGAGGGCAGCGGGCATAGACCTCGTCTTCCCTGGGGCTGATGTCTTCCATCCCCAGTTCCGCCAGGAGCGTCTCCAGTTCAGGCATTTGACTCTTCCTCGTCCGGCTCCTCGTCCTCCTGTTCCCGCTCCTCTTCGGTGATTGCGCCCTTCGTCCAATCCACTGAGATCTCCACTGACTGCCGGGAGGCATTGCGTGCGGCCACGATCTTGACTATGTACTGGTTCTTCAGGACCTCATCGTCTTCCACTCCCAGGATGACATCGGAATCCTGCGCGAAGGAAGAGGAGTACCCGATGCTGTAAAGCTTCAGACCGCCGCCCTTCCGGCTGTACTTCGAGGCCAAAGCCTGAGTGGTCTGCACGATCGGCACCTTGGCCCGCTGGGCCAGTCGCTTCATGCTCCTGGTGATCGACGTCAGGCCCTGGGGGCTGGTGGGATCGAGCTTGGGGTCCTCGCACTGCATGAGGTAAGTCCCATCGACGAACACGACATCCGGCTTCACCTGAGAGATCTTGGACGCCAGTGCGGCGACGGTGGTGGTCGAGGCCGGGTCGTGGACCATCATGAACGGTGGCATGTCCTCCAGGCCCCGCAGCATGCGGTCCAGCTTGACCTTCTCCCTGGACCTGAGCTTGCCATTGGTCAACCGGCTGTAGCTGATGCCCGCCCTCAAAACATCATGCCTGGTGGTCTGCTCCCGGTTGCTCATCTCGAAGCTGACGAACAGGGGCCGGTAGGCGTGCTGGTGAGCGGTGATGGCCATGTGGAGGAGCATGGTGCTCTTGCCGGTCTTGGGCAGGCCGATGAGGGTGATCAGTTGCTCCTCCTGGAGGCCGGAAGTCGCCCGGTCGAAGGAGTTGAACCCGGTCGGAATCCCGAGCAGGCCCTGGCGCAGGCGGATCTGGTTGTAGTACACACGTCTCTCTTTGGTCGTGGCGCACAGGTCTTCATCAGTGGTTGAGGGCGTCTCGGCGTAGATCTGCTCGATCGCCCGGTTGATCTGGGCCATGGCACCGTCAGGGTCATAGGCGCGCATGGTCTCGATGGCTATGTCCATGCCGCCCGACATCAGCACGTATCGGCGTTCCTTCAGCATCTCGTCGACCAGGTAGGGGTACGGCTCCTCCACCTCGATGTAGTCGTAGTCGGGGTATTCTCGCAGGAGGGCGTCCCGAGTGGGACTGGCGGAATAGCGTTCCCAGAACTCCACCATCCACTTGAAGACCTGGGCGTGCTCCTGGTCCTGGAAGAACGGCAACCGGATGTGGGCGCTGAAGATGGGCGTCATATCGCCCAGGTCCAGGGCCTTGCAGATCAGTGCTCGCTCAACATCCATGGCGGTCGCGCCAGATGGACCGGAGAGCGGCCATGATCCTCAGCAGTAGCTCAAGCTCGCTCAGCATGGCTCACCTCAGTGGTTGGAAGTTCTCGCCGCCCCACGGGACGTGGTAGCCCTTGGGGCCGAAGACAAACTGCTGGTTGGGCAGGGAGTAGAACACGTTGACGACGTCCGGCATGTAGGTCAGCTTGTGGCCCAGGACGTGGGCCTCGACGGCGAACACATATCGAACCGGCAGGTTCTCACGCTCGATCATCCCGGCCACTGCTTTGGCGAACGCTGGTTCCCTGGTGGTGACGGCGATGTCGGACCGGACCGGGGAAGTCGAGAGCAGGGTCCACCATTGCGCCACCACCGGTTCGTGAATCTTCCATAGCTCGACGGCGGTGTCCCACTGATGGGTCCGTCTGGCCATCTTCTCCTTCATCTGGATCGCCCGCCGCTCGACCGGCAGGTGCGCGCAGCACCCTTCCCAGATCCAGATGAACCTCTGTTGGATTCTGGTGTCTAGCTGTCCTCGCTCCATGGCCGTCGATAATCGTGCCCCTCCATTGGGACGATAGTGGTGACCTCGTTCAGGAATGAGAGCAGTGGTTCGCCATACCTCCGGGCGACGTCACCGATGACGAGGTTGCTGGTTATGAGGGTGGGATAGCCTCGGTCGTACCGATAACGGACGGCGTCGTGAATGCGGACCTGGGTCCAGCCGGACTGACTCTCATGCTCACGGCCCAGATCATCGAAGAGCACCCAGTCGGCAGATCGTTTGCTCAGGCCCTGAATCTCCCGAACGTGGTGATCGGCCCTGATCAACTCGGTGGCGGTGTCGTCGTCGTACTCTTCGTGCTTGATCAAGGTCTCTAATCGCCCCAGCCGTAGCAGTAAGTCGATGTACCCGCTTACGGTGGCCGACTCGATCCGGTAGTCGTCGTCATAGGCTTTGTTCAGGACGATCGACGCCAGCATGGTCTTGCCCACCCCGGCAGGCCCAGTGAAGGCCAGGCCCTTGGCAGCCCGCCGGTTGCCTTTTAGGTCCCCCAGATACTTCCCGACGATCTCCTTGGCAGCCTCCTGGGTTTCATGGTGAGGGTGGTAATCGTCCAGGGTCATGCCCCGGAACTGGTGGAACACCTTCTTCACGCTGCCTCCTGGTCAGTGAACCGGTACCCGCAGTCCAGGCACCGGTACCGCTGTGTATCACTCTCCCTGTCCCAGCCACAACGCATTGAGGATTTCTCTCCACAGGAGGGGCAGGCAGGCTTCGGGTCCCGCTCGCGCTTGATGATCCCGTTTCTCTGGTTCTGCTTGTTGGTGGCATTCCACTTCAGCCGGGTGTACTTGGTCCGGCTCCAGAACCGCCGCCAGTCCTGGAACTTGACCTTGCCCTGGTGGATGCGCTTGCGCTCGTGCTCGGTCAGGCCGAAGAACATGCCGTTGGGGACGAGGTCGTAATGGGCCAGTCCCCAGCGGGCACACGATTCAAAGACAGGACAACTGGCGCACAGCCGCTTGGCCTCCAGCAGGTCGAACAGGTCGGAGGAGAAGTAGAGGGTGGTGTGATTGATGCAGGCTCGGCCCCGGTGCCGGGAGAACCAGTCATCGTTGGGGTCGCCGTCGTGCAACCACTTCGGTTCCCGGTACAGCCGGGTGGTCATGTTCTGGTCCAATCGAAAGCAGCAGCATTGTGCCGGTTCCGCTCGCTCGCATGTTTCTGCTCGTAGTGCCGGACCAGACCTAGCAGTTGGGTTTTCTTCTTCGTGAAGACCAGAGCGGTCACATCTACTGACCGGCGGGACCAGTCCGGGTGCCGCACGAATTCATCGATCATGTCCATCTGAAGATGGAAGTGGATCTTCTGTCTCTGCCAGGCGGAGAACGTCTGCCGCAGGATGCCCCCCTCTGATCGCCGGTTGAAAGGGATGCGCGCCTGTTGGCACTGGTCGGTGAAGTGGTTGATCAGCCGGGTGACCGGAGCATCACCAGGGACAGACCTCTCCATTGTCGATGGAGATGGAAACTCTTGAGGTCGTTGGAGTCGTGCCTCCTCTGAATCCCCCCTACCGGGGGTATTCTTCGTCGGCTGCGCCTGCCTCTCGTTCGCTTCGCTCCGAGTGTCAGGCTTTTCTACGGCTTCGCCGTTCAAGCCGTCAAGCGGATCGTCTCGTTTGTACAACTCCAGGTCAGAGACCCTGTAGTGCCCTTCATCGTCCAGCTTTTCAATCAGATCTTCGTTTTCCAGTACCCATAAGTCGTCTCTCACCAGCCCTCTCTTCAGAGTGGACTTATAGATACGAGAAGCCAGATCTCCGTGAGAGACCTTTGTGATCCTCCTCTTGTTATTGGCCTGAGTACTCATGATGGCCAGTATCCGTATCTGTTCTTCGGTCAAGCCGTCGCAGGGCGCGCTTGAATACGCCTCGGCCACTTTGTTCTCCCCCTCATCTCGTGCTGGGTGAGCAGTCGGCAAACGCAGGTAACCCCGGAGGCTACGCCTCCGCCCTGGTCACTGCAAGTGGCAGTTTGCCCACAGGAAATCCCCAGGTCACCGGCTATTCCTGTGGATTTTGGCAACTGATTGTCGAGCACGGGATTGCGCTGGATACGGGTGCCCAGGGTGAGGCCCGGCGTGCCTCATACGCTCGGTGGGTGACATACATAGAGGACCCGACGCTGGGGGACGAGCAGGAGGACGTCGACCCCGACCAGCTATCGGAGGAACTGGAACGCTTCCAGCCGGAACCACTGGACCCCGGCTCGGAGCAGTTCGTCCACAGGCTTGTGGACAAGGTGTGGGATTTCACGGTGGCGTTCAGCGGCGTGGCCATGTTCGAGTACCAGGAGGCCCTGGGGCGGCGGATCATCGAGTCGGTCCTGTCTGCCGACGGGGCGACCATCACGGGGGAGTTCGCCCGGCAGTCCGGCAAGACAGAAACCCTTGCCAACGTTGCCTCTTCTCTCATGATCCTGCTGCCCCGTCTGGCCAAGATGTTCCCCGAGTTCGAGCCGCTGAGGAAGTTCGGCGAGCGCGACAAAGGCTTGATGATCGGATGCTTCGCCCCGGTCGAGCAACAGGTCGAAACGTTGTTCGGCAGGATCGTGGACAGACTCACCAGCGAGAGAGCGCTGGAGTTGATGGAGGACCCCGACATCGACGAGATCCCTAAGGCGGGGTCGCGCAAGATCAAGCTGAAGAAGTGCGGAAGTACCTGTGCGCTCCAGACGGCCAACCCTCGCGCTCACATTGAATCTAAGAGTTATCACCTACTTCTGATCGACGAATCGCAACAGGTCGACGAGTACGTCCTAAACAAGTCGATCACGCCTATGGGGGCCTTCTACCTGGCGACCATGGTGATGACCGGGACTCCCGATATAACCAAGGGTGTATTCTATAAGACGATTATGTACAACCGTAGACAAGAGCTACGGCACCGGGGCAAGAAGAATCACTTCCACTACGACTGGAGACACTGCGCTCGCGCCAACAAGAACTACGCCAGGTACATCAGAGGAGAGGCTCTGAGGATTGGGGAGGACTCAGACGAGTTCCGACTCAACTATGCACTTGAGTGGCTCTTGGAAAGAGGTCAATTAATAGTCGAAAATCGCTTTAACGAACTAGGCGACCCGTCTATGCCCCTGGTCCACTCGTACTGGAAGTCTCCCTGCGTAGCCGGAATCGACTTCGCCCGGAAGATGGACTCAACCGTTGTAACCGTAATGTGGGTGGACTGGGAGAGACCTGATGAATTGGGATTGTTTGACCACCGAATCCTTAACTGGTTAGAGCTTCGTGGAGAAGAATGGGAGGAGCAATACTTCAGGATCGTGGACTTCCTGGCTAATTACTCCATCGTGTCTATTGGTGTGGATGCCCAGGGAGTCGGCGATGTGGCCGCAGACCGTCTCAAGCGGCTGCTGCC